GTGGGTTCGGGCGCGATGCGCGACAGCATCTTGCCGCTGCCCTACAAGGAACCCTCGGCGGTGCTAGCAGGTCTGTTGGACAAGATCGTTGACGAAGGCCGTCGCTTTGCCGCAACAGCGGACATGCAGATCAGCGACATGTCAAGCCAAGCGCCGGTGGGCACAACCCTTGCGCTGCTGGAGCGCCAGTTGAAAGTGATGACCGCCATCCAAGCGCGGATGCACTACACCTTCAAGAAAGAGTTGAAGCTGCTCGCAGAGATCATCCGCGACAACAGCCCAGAAGACTACGACTACGACCCCGAGTACGGCGACAAGTCGGCCAAGAAGTCGGACTACTCCAAGGTTGACATCATCCCCGTGAGCGACCCCAACGCCGCGACCATGAGTCAGCGCGTGGTGCAGTACCAAGCCGTCATCCAGATGGCACAGATGGCTCCCGACATCTACGACTTGCCGCACCTGCATCGCTCCATGCTGGAGGTGTTGGGCATCAAGAACGCCGAGAAGCTTGTGCCGCTCGAAGAGGACATGAAGCCGCAAGACCCTGTGACAGAGAACATGTCCGTGCTGAAATGCTCACCGGTCAAAGCGTTCCTGTTCCAAGACCACAAGTCGCACATTGCCACCCACATGGCGTTCATCCAAGACCCCATGATCCAGCAGTTGGTTGGCCAAAACCCCAAGGCGCAGCAGATGATGGGCGAGATGATGGCGCACATCGCGGAGCACACCGGCTACCAGTACCGCCAGCAGATCGAGCAACAGCTCGGAATGCCCCTGCCTCCCGAAGACGAGAAGCTGCCACCAGAGATGGAAGTGGCGCTGTCGGGCATGATGGCGCAAGCGGCCAACCAGTTGCTGCAACAAAACCAAGCTCAGGCCGCACAAGCCCAAGCCCAGCAACAAGCCCAAGACCCTGTGTTGCAGATGCAGCAGCAAGAGCTGCAAATCAAACAAGGCGAACTCCAGCTCAAACAGCAAAAGCTGCAAATGGAGATGGCCGAGAAAGAAAAGCGTTTGCAAGTGGACTCCGCGTACAAGGCCGACCAGTTGCACCTGCAAGAGAAGAAGATTCAAATCGACGCTGCCGAAAAAGCAGACAAGATGCACATCGCCCAGCAAGGCCAAAACCCACAACTAGACGCCATGCGCAACGCGCACGATCTGGCTTTTGAACAACAACGTGCCCAACATGAACTGGCGGGTGCGCACGCGAAGAACCAAATGGCCGCGCAGCTCCACGCCCAAGACGTGATGCACGCCCAGCAAACCCACCAACAAAAGCTTGACCATGCCAAAGAAGTTGCGGCGATGAAGGCCGAGTTGATGCGCAAACAGGCTGAACAAGCCACACAAAAACCCACACAGGAGAATGAATGATCCAAGAATTCGCTCGCGTATTGCGCGAAGAAATACGCAAAGACATGAATAACTACACAGATGACATGGCAAATGGCATCTGCAAATCGTACGACCAGTACCAAAAACTCTGTGGTGTGATCCAAGGTCTTGGCATCGCAGAAGCTTACATCATCGACCTTGCACTAAAAGTGGAGAAAGCAAATGACAAGTGAATCAGGAATCATCCTGCCGCCCGGCCTGACGTTGCCCAAACAAATCCAACCAATGGATGCGCCAAAGGACGACGAGACAGACGAACAAAAAGCCTCGGTTTTGCCGACCCCCGCTGGTCACAAAATCTTGTGCATGGTTCCGGATGTCAGCGAAAAAATCGAAGGCTCGGAGCTGTACCGTCCAACGGAGTACATGAAGCAGGAAGAGCAAGCGACAACCATCTTGTTTGTGTTGAAGCTGGGCAATGCGGCCTATCTTGACAAAGAGCGTTTCCCCACAGGACCTTGGTGCAAGGCCGGTGATTTTGTGCTGGTTCGTACTTATTCAGGTACGCGAGTGAAGATTTTTGGCAAAGAGTTCCGCGTGATTAATGACGATCAGGTGGATTGTGTGGTAGACGACCCGCGTGGCATTACACGCGCATAAGGAGTGAAAAATGGCAGGATATAAATTCCCTGACGAGGTGGGCACCACCGCGCCAGAAGAAGAGATCGAAGTCACCATGCCCGGTGACACCGACGTTGAAGTGGAGGCTGTAGACGATACGCCCCCACAAGACCGTGGCCGCAAGCCATTGGACAAAGAAGTGGCTGACCCCACCGATGACGAAATCAATTCGTACTCGGACAAAGTGCAGAGTCGCATCAAGGACTTGACGCACGCACGCCACGACGAACGTCGCGCCAAAGAAGCCCTTGCGCGTGAGAAACAAGAGCTTGAAAACTTCACTCGCCAGTTGATTGAAGAGAACAAAAAGCTCAAGACCCACGTCAACACAGGCGCGGAAACGGTGGGCAAGATGGCCACTACTGCTGCCGAGCAAAAGATGCTCATGGCACGCAAGGCACTCAAAGAAGCCACCGAAGCGTTTGACACGGATGCGATTATTGCGGCTCAAGAAGCCCTGATGGAAGCACGCCTTGAAGTGGAACAAGCGAAAAATTTTCGCCCAGCCCCTTTACAAGAAGAAAATTTTGATGTACAAACGCGTTATACAGAACCCCAAAAGGTTCAACCGGACGAAAAAACGCTGCGCTGGCAGGCAAAAAACCAGTGGTTCGGTTCTAACGGGTTTGAAGAAGTAACCAGCTTTGCACTAGGGCTGCATCAAAAATTAGTGAACTCAGGAATGGATCCCCGTTCCGACGAGTATTTCGAGCAAATTGACGCTCGCGTGAAATCGAAGTTTCCCGAAGTTTTTGGGGGCGACGATGGTAAGTCAAGGTCTACTGTCGAGACTCCGAGAAAACCGGCGTCCGTTGTTGCACCAGCGACAAGGACTTCTGGAGCGAAGAAAGTCCAACTCACGCATACGCAAATCGCGCTTGCAAAACGCTTTGGATTGACCCCGCAGCAATACGCTGCTCAAGTAGCTAAACTGGAGAATTGAAATGACCACGACAAACCGCACACCTCGTGATTTAGTGTCACGCGAAAAATCAGCTCGGGCAGTCTATGTGCCGCCCTCAAACTTGCCTGATCCGACACCTGAGCCGGGTTATGTCTATCGCTGGGTTGCCACCCATGTGATGGGACAGCACCAGCAACGCAACATCTCAATGAAGATGGGCGAAGGTTGGGTGCCAGTGAAGGCAGTTGACCATCCGGAGTTGATGCTTGTGGGAGATGCGTCAGGAAACGTTGAAATAGGCGGTTTGATGCTTTGCAAAGCTGCAAGGGAAAAAATCGAAGCTCGCAACGAGTACTACGCCAACCAAGCTCAAAACCAGATGGAATCAGTGGACAACCACTTCATGAGAAATAGTGACCCACGCATGGCGACGTTGTTTGCAGAGAAAAAATCTTCAACGACTCGCGGTGTTGGGTTTGGTTCAGGTTCAAAGTAACAAGGAGTCCTTAAATGGCATACCCTACAGTTAGCAGCACCTATGGCTTCAAGCCCCTCCAGCGTCTGGATGGCCTGCCATATGCCGGAGCGATCCGTCAAATCCCCGTGGCCGCAGGCTACGCTACTGCAATCTTGAACGGTGACACCGTGAAAGAAAGCGGCGGCTACCTCGTGGCAGCTTCTACAACCAACTCTGGTGACATTGTCGGTGTCGTCGTTGGTTGCCAATACGTGAACTCGTTGGGTCAGACTGTCGAAGGTCAGTACTACCCCGCAGCCGCGTCCACCACTACTGCATTGGCCTACGCCTATGTTGTGGATGATCCCAACGCCGTGTTCAAAGTCGTGGCTACTACTGCTGGTTCTACCACTCCTGCCGCTTACGCTCGCAGCATCGTGGGCAAGAACGTGGCTTTGGTTGCAAACGTCGGTAGCACCACTACTGGTGATTCTGCCTATGGTATTGACGGCTCGTCCGCCACAACCACCAACACCCTGCCTATTCGCGTGATCGACGTTATTGTTGATACCGCAACTGGCGTCCGCACTGCAACAGCCACGACCTACTACGAGTTTGTCGTCAAGCTGAACACAGCTCAATACAACGACCAAACTGGTGCTTAAGGAGTAAATCATGGCTGTTTCACGCGCACAACTGTTAAAAGAATTGCTCCCCGGCTTGAACGCATTGTTCGGTTTGGAATATGCTCGCTACGGCGAAGAGCACAAAGAAATCTACGAAACCGAAACTTCGGAACGTAGCTTCGAAGAAGAAACCAAATTGTCTGGTTTCTCCGCTGCTCCAGTCAAAAACGAAGGCTCCGCCATCGCGTATGACAACGCTCAAGAAGCATGGACCGCACGCTACAACCACGAAACCATCGCTTTGGGTTTCTCGATTACCGAAGAGGCAATCGAAGACAATTTGTACGACAGCTTGTCTGCTCGCTACACCAAAGGCTTGGCTCGCGCAATGGCGTACACCAAACAAGTCAAGGCAGCTTCTGTTTTGAACAACGGCTTTAGCTCCAGCTACGTTGGTGGTGATGGCGTGCAATTGTTCTCTACAGCACACCCCTTGGTCTCCGGCGGTACCAACAGCAATACGCCTGCAACTCAAGCCGACTTGAACGAGACTTCTTTGGAAGCCGCCGTTATTCAAATCGCTGCTTGGACAGACGAACGCGGTCTTTTGATCGCTGCCAAACCCAAGAAATTGGTTGTTCCTCCATCATTGATGTTCGTTGCAACTCGATTGCTCGAAACAGAATTGCGTGTTGGTACAAACAACAACGACATCAACGCGATCAAGAACAACGGTGCCATCCCAGAAGGCTACACCGTTAACCACTTCTTGACCGACGTCAATGCTTGGTTCTTGATTACCGACGTGCCTAACGGCTTGAAGCACTTCGAGCGTATCGCCCTCCAAAATTCCATGGATGGGGATTTTGATACAGGTAACGTGCGTTACAAATCCCGCGAACGTTATTCGTTCGGCTACAGCGATCCATTAGGTGTTTGGGGTTCTTCTGGCTCGTTCTAATAAACTAAAAAGTTTATTAAAGTTAGGGGCTTCGGCCCCTTTCTTTTATGCTACAATTTCCTGTGTCAAAACAGGAGAAACAAATGGACACCACAAACTTACCCAAGTCCCGCGAGGAAGCAAAGCAAACCGGCAGCAAATACTATTTCACCGGTCAGCCCTGCAAACACGGCCACATCGCCCCACGCAAAACCAAAGGCTCATGCCTTGACTGCCTCAAGGCCGAGTGGACAAAAGGGAACGAAACCCGCGCCGACTACTTTAGGCAATATAACCAGTCGGATGCTGGACAAAAAGCAAAAAAAGAATACTACGCACGTAACAAAGAAGCAGTTATTGCTAGGGCACAGGCCCGTCCTGATGCGGCAAAAACAGCGTACAAACAGGAATACAAAACCCGTAATCCCGATTTGTACAAAGAGTTGGTCAGTTTACGCCGACGCCGTTTTCGCCAAGCCACGCCGAAGTGGTTGACCGCTGAACAAAAGCTTGAAATTCGTTTGCAATATCGTTTGGCTATTGAGTTGAGCCGCACCACTAAACAGCGCTATGCAGTTGACCACATTATCCCAATCCAAGGGGAAGAAGTTTGTGGCCTCCATGTGCCGTGGAACCTGCGCGTCATCACGCAAGAAGAGAACTTGAAGAAGTCCAACAAGCTTCTTGACACCTCATCGAAATGATGTATAGTCACCATACGTCTGGGATTCTTTACCTGTACCACCACTGACCCAGCAGACGATGCAACGATCGGTACAGGGACTTTTGCATAAGGACTTTTAGTCATGGCACGTTCTACTTTTGCAGGCCCAATTCTTTCGGGCGACTCACGTTTTGGCCCCATTCGCAACGTTGGCTACACCGATCTTGTTCAAGATTGCTCTATTGTTTTGACCAATACCACTGTGGCCACTGCTGGCTATTCCGGCGGCTCTGGTCAATTTGTCAATGGCAACTTGATCCCCAACGTCAACGGCACTGTCTATACGCGCAGCTCTACTGCTTACCCTCCTACCGCAGCAGTTATCACGGCTGATGCAGGTACAGGCGGCTCTGGCACTTTGTATCGCGGCATCGTGTTTTACATGCCCACCAGTGCCAACATCAACGATTTCTTGATCGACACCAACGTGGTGATTACCGCTACTGGCGGTACATTGGGCACTGTGACTGCAAGCATCGGCAACGCATTCAACGACACCACCTACGGCAGCATCACTACTGTGAACGCCGCAACTGGTCGTAACACCATCACTCAAACTGGCGCTCAGTTGTTGGCCACAAATGCCACAACCTTTGACTTCACCAACCCTACTGGTGTGGTTGAACCTGCTGGTTTCTCACAAGTCGTTGTGACCTTCACTATCCCCTACACAGGCGGTACGGGCACCACATTGCCAGTGATTACTGCCGGCACTCTAACTGCCGCAGTGCGCTACACCCAAGCTGACTACAACATCGGCACAACTACCGCGTACCCATACGGTAACTTCGACTAATTGAGCGGGGGCTTCGGCCCCCTTCTTTGGCTTTAGGAGATACCTATGACAATGCAAACAGACGTCAGAGCGGCGCACTTAAACCAATCTGGTTTTTTGGTGAAGGGTCGCATTCGCAAGAAACAAGTCACGCTTTGCGGCAATGCTTCACAAGCAGGAACACTTGCATTTTTTGACACCACCACAGCGCCTGTTACATCGGCTACTTACGGTCGTTCTGGCAACACAATTACTGTGTCGTCAACATCGCACGGTTTGACAACGGGCCAGACAGTGGGCATTTCGTTCAACAACAGCTCAGGCGTGTCTGCAACGGACGGCAACTACGTCATCACCGTGACGGACGCAAACACTTTCACCATGACCGACATCAACTCGGGCACAGTGACAAACGCAGGCACCGGTTGCCAGTATGTGTACGGCAACACCAATATTTGGATTGCAACATACGAGACTTTGACTGGCGCTACTGCCACACAGCAACTGCTGGTACCCGGTGAAGGTCAGTTGGTTCTTAACGCTCTTTATGCTTACATGTCCAACATGGGTTTTGTGACGGTTCACTATGGCTGATACCAAGCAAGTTGAGCTAGCGGGGCGCAAGGTTTTTATTGCGATCCCCACGTATGACGGGAAGCTGAACATCCGAACAGCTTTCAGTCTGGCTTCGCTCATGCCTCTTGCGCACAAGCACGGGGTTGGTATTGAACTCAGCTACATGGCCGGCTGCTCCATCATCCCGATGGCACGCAACTCTTTGGTCAATGAATTTATGAAGTCCGACTGCACCGAGATGTTGTTCATCGACTCCGATGTGGTGGTTATGCCCGACGACGTGATGCGTTTGCTGGCGCAGAGTGGCGACAAAGACGTTGCTGCCGGCCTGTACCCACGCCGCGCCTCGGACAAATTTTTCTTCCTTGACATCCCCCGCGACGACAACGGCGACATGATCTTTGACGGGTCTATGCTCAAGGTCAACCGCGTGGGCACAGGTTTCATGCTCATCAAACGCTACGTGATCGAGAAGCTCATTGCTGACCATCCCGAGTGGGAGTATGAGACCCGCGAGAACGAGACTGCGTTTGCTGTGTTTGACTTTGCCCTGCGCGACAAGAAGTACACCGGCGAGGACTACCTGTTCTGCGATCGCGCACGCGAGGCAGGATTTGAGTGCTGGGTGGATGCTGAGATTAGCCTGCCCCACATTGGCCAAGAAGAGTTCAAACGCGACTTCGTTGAAGACGTTATCAAGCCCATGCTTGAAGAACAACGTCAGGCAAAATTGAAGGCGGCATAACATGGCAAAGACACCAGCATGGCAAAGGAAAGAAGGCAAGAATCCCAATGGCGGCTTGAACGCCAAAGGGCGGGCGTCCGCAAAGAAGGAGGGGATGAACTTAAAAGCACCTCAGCCAGAAGGCGGCAGTCGCAAGAATTCGTTCTGCGCGAGAATGGAAGGGATGAAGAAGAAATTGACTTCGACCAAGACCGCCAAAGACCCAGACAGCCGGATTAACAAAAGCCTTCGGGCATGGAAGTGCTGACATGGAAATACCCATCTGGAACATTCTGCTGACCACCTTCATTGGTTTGCTGGCGTGGAACTTGAAAGAAAAGTCCACCGAACTCAACCGTGTGACGATTCTTTTGAACCGCACGCGAGAAGAAATTGCACGCGACAACGTGACACAGGCCGAAATGGACAAATTTCTTTTGCACATGGACTCACGTTTCGATAAACTCAACGACAAGCTGGATGCTTACATGAGGGAGCAAAGAAGTGCCCTCAGCTAGCAAAAAGCAACACAATTTCATGGAGGCCGTGGCGCACAACGCCGCGTTCGCCAAGAAAGCCGGAGTCCCTCAGTCTGTGGGACAAGATTTCAGCAAGGCCGACAAAGGCCGCAAATTTTCTACAGGAGGCCTCATGGCTAAAGGAAACACAATCGGTACCACTGGTACTAGCGAGAAAAAGGGTTTGACAACCGAAAAAATGGCCAAGGTGCGCACTGCTGCTCCTAGCCGTGATGGTTTGGCCGAGCGCGGTAAGACCAAAGGTCGCGTCATCAAAATGGCTGGCAACGATATCGGCACTGGCCCCGCGATGAAACGCGGCGGTATGGCCAAAAAAATGAAATAAGGAGTTTCAAATGAAAAACGATTTTCCTTACATGAACGAAGACAAGTTTCCTGCGCATGAAATGCACCACAAGGCCGTGGAAAAACACGCTGCCGGCGGTCACATGCACCACAGCGAAATGTTCAAAAAGCACGGCGCTGGCCATCAGTACGAACAGGAAAAAGTCAAAGCCATGTGCGGTGGCGGGATGACTCGCAAATGATGCCTAGTCGCGGTATGGGGGCGGTTGCCTTTTCAAAGATGCCAAGCGGTACGCGCAAAGCACGCCGCGACGACACCGACTTCACCGAGTACAAAAAGGGCGGCAAAGTCGGTCTTTATGCGAACATCAACGCCAAGCGCAAGCGTGGTGAAAAAATGCGCAAACCCGGTGCTAAGGGTGCTCCGACGGAGCAGGCATTCATTGATTCCGCAAAAACTGCGAAGAAATAATCATGGCAACAGTAACTTCCGGCTCAACATCGTTCAATCTGCAACTCACCGACTTGGTTGAGGAGGCGTTTGAACGCGCCGGAAGCGAGTTGCGCACTGGCTACGACCTGCGCACAGCCCGTCGTTCCCTAAATTTGCTGTTTGCCGACTGGGCAAACCGTGGCGTCAACATGTGGACGATTGACCAAGGCGAAATTACCTTGGTTCCGGGTCAAAATACCTACGCGCTGCCCACTGATACCGTGGATTTGCTAGAACATGTCATCCGCACGGGGGCAAACGTGGCCTCCACACAGGCGGACTTGACAATCACACGCATTAGCGTGTCAACCTATGCGACTTTGCCCAACAAATTGCAACAAGCGCGTCCAATTCAGGTGTGGGTGCAGCGTTTGGATGGCCAAACATCGTCTTCCAGCACCACTTTGACGGCGGCAATCAGCGCCACGGCCACCACAATCCCCGTTGGCTCCACTGTGGGAATGCCCTACGCAGGTTTTGTGCAAATTGATAACGAAACCATCAATTACGGCTACACCGACGGCACAAATCTGTACAACTGCTTCCGTGGGCAGAACAACACAACCGCCGCCGCGCACAATAGTGGCGCTGCCGTGTCAATACAGTACTTGCCTGCCGTCACAGTGTGGCCAACCCCAGACAATTCGCAGCAATACCAGTTTGTGTACTGGCGGCTGCGCCGCACGCAGGATGCCGGCAACGGTGTCAACGTGATGGACGTGCCATTTCGCTTTATTCCCTGCATGGCCGCAGGGTTAGCCTATTACATCGCGCTCAAAGTGCCCGGCGGCATGGAGCGATTGGGTGTTTTGAAGCAGCAGTACGACGAAGCGTGGATGACGGCGGCAGACGAAGATCAAGAACGCGCCGCGCTGCGTCTCGTGCCTAGACAAATGTTCATCGGGGGCACCTGATGGGTAATCGGTTTGCATCCGGCAAGAATTCGATTGCGGAGTGCGATCGTTGTGGTTTTCGCTTCAAGCTGACCGGTCTCAAACGCGAGGTCGTCAAGGGCAGAAACTACGAGTTGCTGGTGTGCGGCCCATGTTGGGACCCTGACCATCCGCAGTTACACTTGGGCGAGTTCCCAGTGGATGATCCACAAGGCGTGCGCAACCCGCGCCCAGACCGTAGTTACTACGTTTCTGGCAACGACGGTTTACAGACAAACATCAACGGCGGCGTGACTCAAACAGGGTACGGCGTCAACGAAGGCGGCAGTCGGGTTTTTCAATGGGGTTGGAACCCAGTGGGAGGCTCCGAGTATTTTGATGCTGCGCTAACGCCAAATAACTTGGCATTGAGCGTGAGTATTGGTACAGTTACAGTTCAAACGACGTAAGGAGTCGATCATGGCAAAAATGGAAAACGAAAAGTCCGACATCTCGCAAGACAAGAAGCTAATCAAAAAAGCTTTTGGTATGCACGACAAACAGTTGCATGAGAACAAAAAGACCAACTTGACCAAGTTGAAAAAAGGCGGTCCTACCGGCAAAGACATGCGTGCAATGGGTCGCAACATGGCTCGTGCAAAAAACCAACGCGGAGGCTAATATGGCCAAGTACAGCATGAAAAAAGGCGGCAAAGAAGTGGGCCCCGCTTCCGTGTACGCCAAACCTCACACCATGAGCGGCAAAGCCATGTCCAAAGCCGATTCTGGCGTGGAGTACATGACCGATCCAAACACCATGAAAGCGGATGAATCCACACCCGGTGGTATGCCTGCACGCCGTGTGAGCCTTGGCAATATCACTGCTGAACCAAAATCCACAGGCATCAAAATCCGTGGCACCGGCGCAGCAACTAAAGGCGTGATGGCCCGAGGCCCAATGGCATGACATACACGGAACTGATTGAAGCTATTCAATCGTACACACAGAACACTTTTCCTCCTGTGTACGACGCAAATGGCGCGGTTGTGATGAGTTCTACTGACCAGCTTGATAGGATTATTGAGCAGGCGGAGCAGCGCATTTACAACGTCATTCAGTTTCCATCTTTGCGCCGCAACTCTTTGGGCACGTTGTCGTCCGGCAATAAATATTTGTCTGCCCCAACCGATTTTTTATCCGTCTATTCATTGGCTGTGATTCAAAACTACGGCTCGGCTAATGAAGTCTATACCTACCTGTTGAACAAAGACGTCAACTTTATTCGTGAAGCGTACCCAAGCTCTCAATCAACAGGGACGCCAGCGTACTACGCTTTGTTTGGCCCTACCGTTGCGGGTTCAACCACAACCAATGAGTTGACTTTTATTTTGGGTCCTACACCTGATGCGGCGTACAACGTCGAGCTGCACTATTACTACTACCCAATGTCAATCATCGATTCTCCCGACGGGCATTCTTGGCTTGGGGACAATTTTGACACCGTGTTGTTGTATGGCTGTTTGGTTGAAGCCTACACCTTCATGAAAGGTGAAGCGGACATTATTAAGTTGTACGACGACAAGTACAAAGAAGCGTTGCAGTTGGCCAAACGTTTGGGCGATGGTTTGGAAAGAACCGATGCGTACCGCGTGCCCCAGTACAGACAGGCGGTGACTTGATATGGCGTTCAATGGGAATTGGAGCTGCGACGCCTTCAAAACAGGCTTGATGAACGGGGTGTACAACTTCACCTCGGGCACGTACTACATCGCGCTGTACACCAACGCGGCAACGCTTAACCAAACAACAACCGCCTACACCAGTGTGGGCGAAACATCCGGCGGCACCTACGCAGCGGGTGGCCAACTGCTGACCATTACGCAAACCCCAACAACGGGAACCAGCGGCGACACGGCGTACATTTCATTTGCAAACGCATCTTGGACTGGCCCAATCACTGCTCGCGGGGCTTTGATCTATTTGAACAACGGCACAACCAACCCGGCTGTTTGCGTTTTGGATTTCGGCAGCAACAAGGTGTCCAGCGCCACATTTACCGTACAATTCCCCGCAGTAACAAACACATCCGCGATCATCCGCATCGCATAAGGAGTACGCATGTTTAAAGAATTCGCAAAAGCCACTGACATTGTTGTGGCAAGTGTCAGCAAAAACAGTGCTTTAATTGATTCCGCTGATGCCGCTGGCGTTTATCGTCTTGAATGCCGCGATGCTGATGGCAACTTGAAGTGGTCGGAAGACTTTCACAACACGGTTGTCAATGGCGGCATTCAAGACATGAACACCAAATACTTTTCTGGCAGCTCGTATACGGCTGCTTGGTATTTGGGTTTGATTACTGGGCCATCTGGCAGTGTCACTATTGCTCGCACAGACACAATGGCCAGCCACTCAGGTTGGACGGAAAACACTGGCTACAGCCAATCCACACGCCCTGTATGTACTTTTGGCACGGCAACAACTGCCAACCCATCCGTGGACACCAACTCCGCTTCGGCTGCGGTGTTTAGCATGAATGCAACAGCCACAATCTCCGGCGCATTTTTGACCAGCAACAACACAAAGGGCGGCACCACAGGCACACTGTTTTCTGCCGCAGCGTTTTCTTCCCCCGGCGACCGATCGGTCGTTTCTGGTGATACATTGACTGTGACTTACACATTCAGCTTGACCGCTGCTTAATAGGGGGCAACATGGCAACAGCATTCAAAAAAGGCGACAACGTAAAGGTCAACGCCGTCATCCCCCAGGGTCCCGTGCAAGCGTTGCGCATGGACGAAGATGGGACTGTGTTTTATTTGATTGAGTGGACTAGCGCATCTGGCGAAACCCATCAGCGTTGGTTTGCCGAATCTTAACTTGTAGCGGGGTAATTTATGTCATTTGTTATTGCTGACCGGGTCCGGGAAACAACCCTCACGACCGGCACTGGCACAGTCACGCTTGCAGGTGCTTACACAGGTTTTCAAACATTTTCTGCGGGCATTGGTACCGGTAACAGTACGTACTACGCCATCGCAAACGTCGCCGCAGGTCAGTGGGAAGTCGGTATTGGAACCTACACATCCGGGGCTAACACACTGAGCCGCACAACCGTGTTGGCTTCTAGCAATGCGGGTTCTTTGGTCAACTTCACGAATACGCCTAATGATGTGTTTGTGACTCAGCCTGCTGAACGTGCTTTGTATGTGAGCAGCGGCGGCACAGGTTTGACTTCTGGCGTGGCAGCGTTTACAGCCAATGGCGTGGCGTATGCGTCTTCAACCACAGGTTTGGCCACTGGTTCTGCGTTGACGTTTGATGGAACAAATCTTGGCATTGGCGGCTCTCCAGTTTCCTCAAAAGGTCAACTGCAAGTTGGAACAATTGGATACACAGACACTGGCGTTTTGGCTGGCTTTGCATCAAGCGTTGCGGGGTACAACCAGATCATTTTGCAAAAC